CTCCTGCGGAATAGTAATTCCCGTTAACCGAATCTGGGGGCAACGCCCCTTCGATCGGAAACTCCCTTCGCTAAGCTAGTAAAGTGGTGTCCAAATCCACTTCACTCTGGCGCCAACCATGTCGTAACGCGACGATCCCTTACTGAAGGAATCGGATTGCTCGCGTGTACAACTCTTCCACCATCTCATATACTCGTAGGCATCCAACGACATCACGTCGTCAGTTCCTACCTTTTCGTCATATGAGATAGTCCATGACCGATACTCATCTCTCTGGTAATTCTGCTTCGCAGTATTGGGTGAAACTCTCATCGATAGATGGGAATTGTCACTAACTGACGTAACTAGAATACCAAATTGACTGGCGTCGGTAACATAGGGGATAGAATTCTTGTCCGAGACCCCATTCCGGAGGTACCGGGCACATCCCCAGGCCATTATGGTGCGATGCAAGAAGCGGTACAGGTTTCTGTAACCGCGAGCAAAACACTCATTGATAGCATGGACTTGTGATGCGATATGTGCGGGACTTAGCTGTTCCCTCACACCGTCAATACGATAGTATAACGGAGTAATATCGCGCCCATTCAAGTAGTACTTCCCGCATGATTCTCGGAAAGCCTGACTACCTGTGAAGGACTTACTGTTGTTAACAGTAAAGCCCAAACGGGTTAGGATGGAAGTGACTCTGTGTGTTAACCTTCGATCTACACAGATGTCGTCACCATAGACGGCGAGAGGCTGATATTGGAGCGAACCGTACGGCGAAGGGTCGTCGGCAAATTTGCCGACGACTTGAGCTATGCGATCGTCTGTCAACCAGCCTAGGAAATCGCCACCCATGGGGTGCAGTGTTTCGTAAGTATCGAGACACGCTGCGTATATGCATACAGACGCAAAAATCAAACACTGCGTCGGAAAGCACAGAGCAGATCCCATTGGAGCAAACTTGAGGATGGGGCGAACGCCACCATCAGGCAAGATCACACTGTGAGATCTAGT